CCACTATGCGACCTGGTTATTCTAGTAATGCCGAAATCAGCTCTTTCATGATGCGTCCAGTTAAAATTGTGGACACTGATTGGTTAGTTGGTCAATCGGCTTATGCTAATTTCAACCCTTGGCAACTCTATTTTGAGAATGTCAGGGTGAATGAAAAACTGAAAAATTTTAATTTGCTTCGCTGTAATTTGCATTTGAAATTTCTTATCAACGGTACGCAATTCCATTACGGGCGTGCGTTGGCATCGTACAATCCTTTACCGGGATTGGACGGTGTTACTGTTAATAGGCAGTTTATCTTTCAGGATTTAGTTGGTGCTAGTCAAAAACCACATATTTTCTTGAATCCAACTACAGGAGAAGGAGGTGAAATGTGCCTTCCCTATTTTTGGTTTAAGAATTATATGTCCATTACGGATGCTGATTATCGAGAGCTGGGAGAGATTTTTATTAATTCTTTTCAACAGCTCCAGCATGCTAATGGAGGTACCACACCTGTGCGAATCTCCGTGTTCGCATGGGCTGAGAATGTTGTGCTTACTATGCCAACATCTCTCACTCCGCCTGCGCCAGCAGCTCAGCTACTGTCTCAGGCTGCCGTTATGGATGGATCTCTTAAGACTCAAGGGTCTAAGAGTTCATCCAATACCGGCGCTGACGAATATGGAATGGGAATTATTTCCAAGCCGGCTTCCGCTGTTGCGAAAGCTACTGGTATGCTTGAAAATATTCCTGTTATAGGACCATATATGCGTGCTTCCTCGATGGTTTCAGCGGCCATTGCGGGAGCGGCTCGTCTTTTTGGGTATAGTAGGCCTGCTATTGTTTCTGATATCACATTGTATAAGCCGTTTCCACAAGGAAACTTGGCTAATGTTGATGCTTCAGAGGCAGCTTCGAAATTGACTTTTGATTCGAAGCAGGAACTTACTATAGATCCTCGCACTGTTGGTTTGGGGCCAACAGATCAAATGACCATTAAGTCTATTGTTACGCGAGAATCATTCCTTACCGA